CTATAATTATCTTTTATTTAGATAATTATAATAGATTTAAAATACACGGTAGACTCACTTTAACAAAAGTGTCTTATACATTACAAGAAAAAATTATTGATTATATAGATACAAAATTCGACCCAATTTTATTAGGGATCGATGAAGGCTCTGCTGGAAAAGCTGTAATACAAAGATTACAAGAAGCAGAAGAATACATAGATAAAAATTATAAGCAAAGATTAATGCCAGTTAATTTTTCGTCTCAAGTAGTATTAGGTTTAGATTCAGAAGGAAATGAAATTAAACAAAAAACAAAACCATATTCTGTTAATGTTCTACAAGAATATGCTAATAATCATAAATTAATCTTTAGTAATACTGATTTAGAATTTATTTCAGAATTAGAAAGAATGATTTATTCTAGAACGGTAACTGGAGATATAGTTTATAGGACATTAACTGATAAAGGTGGTAAAAAAGGGGATGACCACTTTACTTCAGCAGCCTTATGTGGAATGTTAGCTTACCATTTAGAAGAAGAAAAATTAAATTTCAAACGAAAAAGAGAGAAATTAGTCTCTGCTAGATGGTTATTTGGAGGGTAAGCATGACTGACGCAAAACTATTTTCTAAAGCATCGTCTTATTCTTTTATGCCTTATAATACATACTCTGACGGATATTGGGGTCCTGATGATTATGATAAGATGGATGCTCCAAATTTAAAGGAATATAGAAAAGTAGTAAAACAATGTAGATTTTTTTATAGAAAAGACCCTATTGCTTCTACGGTAGTAAATAAAACAATAGATATAGGTATATCTTCTTTGATATTTGATAAAGGAAATTTAACTGATAATGAATTTAAAATTTTTATAGGGCTAAAACCTGATTTAGAATCTTATTCAAGAGAGTTAGCTCTCGAATATCTTTTATCAGGACTTGTAGTACCAGAAATTTCTTATGCTAGAATTAATACAAGTAATTTATCAGAATATAAAGTAAAGAAGAAATCCTATCTTTATTTACCTGAATCCATGTGGATTAGAAATGCAGAAACAATAGATATTAATTATAGTTTTATTATGGGCAAACCTTCTTATTACATTGAAGTACCTGATGAAATGGTATTCTTTATTATGAACAATGGAAAATACCCTGATGGTACTAAAGATGAAGCGTTATATGCAGAACTTTTGAAATTATATCCAGATTTTGTTGCTAAAGTAAAAAGTGGACAAAAGAAAATTCTTATAGAAGATGACAAATTAATAACGAGAAGAAAAGTATTAACAGATTCTCAATACCCTACTCCTTATTTATACGCATCTTTAGAAGCTTTTAAACATAAAAGAAATCTTAGAAGAATGGATTATGCAATTGCAGCTAGAGTTATTTCAGCTATTCTGCATACTAAAGTAGGTAATGATGAATATCCTGTTACAGAAGATGATGATACTGTTTTTGAAAATATTAAAAACCAGTTTTATTATAGAGATAAAAAGAATGTAGAAAGAATTTTCCATTTTATTACTAATCATACAGTTGAAATGGAATGGGTAACTCCAGATGTTTCAGCATTATTGAGCGAGAAAAAATACGCTGAAATTAATCAGGATATTTTCTTTGGATTAGGTTTTCCTAGAATTCTTACAACTGGAGAAACAGAAAGAAGTAGTTCATCTGATCCAGAATTTGCATCATTATCACCTGTAAAAACTATGGAAGCTATGCAAAAAGACGTACTTCCAATTATAAAAGACATAGTAAAAAATGTTTCAGATGGGAATAATCTAAGAGATGTTCCTGATGTAAGGTTTGCACCTATTAATTTACAGGCATTTAGACAATTTGTAGAAGGTATGACAACCCTATACGAAAGTGGAAACTTGTCTAGAACTAGCTTTGCTGGAGCGTTTGGGTATAATTTAGAAGAGGAAATGAAACAAAAAGCGGTTGAAAACGAACTTATGGAACAATTAGAAATAGAAGAATTTGCTCCACAACCATTCAGTCCTCAACCAAATGTACCAGGACAACCACAAAATAACCGAGAAAATCAGCAAGAAGACATGCAAAATACGTAAATTTATAAATTTACTTTACAAAAATTGGATTTTTTTGGTATAATATATAGTGTAAGAGGTATGTAAAATGGAGAAATATACAAAATTTCTTACAAACATTTCATTAGCAAAGGAAGAAGAGTATTCAGAATCCGCTTTTAATATAGGTGGATTGTTAACTTGGATTAAATTCATTTTAACTGATGATCAACCTAATGCTAATAAACAAAGAATTCCAAGAGAGGAATTCGATAATTTAATAAACACAGGTCATTTTATGCCTATTAAGATGGCTAGCGGTGGAATTCAACCAGGGCATGACAATTCCACCCCACTAGGCGTAATTACCAATCTCAAAAAAGCTGGCAATCTGGTAGAAGGTATCGCAGGTTTATGGCATAAAGAGCGTGAGGAGGATGTAAGTCTCATAATAGAAAAATTAGAAAATGGAGAGCCTCCGCAATTGTCATGGGAAATCTTTTATTCGATGGCAGAAGAAAATGAAGAGACTGGTATTACAGATTTACGAGGTACTTCCTTGAGAGCCACCACAATTGTAGGACTTCCCGCATACAGTGGAAGAACACCTATATTAGCTTTCTCTTCCAAATGGTCAGAGAGTTATCTAGAAAAATTACCTAACGAAGCTTTTCTCGATGAAGAAAATAGATTATATCCGTTTAGGGATATTGAAGGTAACATCGATCTTTCTTATGTTAAAAATAATTTACAAAAATTGGAAGGAAAGTTCTTAGCAAAAGCTGAAGAGCTTTTAGAAGAGGAGGATAATTCAGTGGATGAACTGAAAGAACTTAAAGAAAAACTCACCGCAGCTGAAGCTAAAATTAATGAACTTAATGAGACTCTTTCAACTGTTCCAACTTTGGAAAAAGAACTAGAAGAGCTTCGTGAGTTTAAAGCTGAAGTAGATGCGGAAAGAGAAAAAGAACAAAAACTGGCTACTATTAAACAGAAGTTTGTAGAAGCTGGTGTTGAAAAAGATGAAGAATATTTCAACGAAAAAGCAGAAATGCTTTTGTCAATGGATGAAAATTCTATTGACTTTATGATTCAGGAAATTGTAAGTTTTGCTTCTAGCAAAAAAGAAGATGAGGTTGATGAAGACGCAGAAGCTAGTGATAAATCAGGAGCATCTGTGCCTAATTTAAAACCTGATCCTGTTGTAACTTATGATAATCCTAGAGAAATCGCAAACGCTCTAAGAGAACAAGGGCGTAAGAATAAATAACTGGAGGGATTGAAAATCATGGAAATCAATCATTATGGTGATACCATTCTAGGCGTTGTGCCTACTGAAGATATTGTCGAAGGTAGAATGGTTCTCCTAACCTCTCATACATTCAGTTATGATTTTGGTAGTAGAGAAGATTTGCCTGGAGTTAAGCTTCCCGATGACGGGACTGAAGCTGCTAGGGCTAGATATTGTCTAACTTGGGCGCAGGATAATCGCTCACTACCTTTGTATCAACCCCATCCTTCATTTGCATACGCTCTGCGTTATGGATTTGATCAGGATGCTAATGCTCCTTTCTCTGCAACGGTTTATATTACTAAACCTGGTCAGCAAGAGGGAGTGACCATTCCATCTGGTCAGCCTTCCGCCGCATTTGGTGAAGGTATTTACACTGTACCATCTGGTGCATATGTATATTCTGCCGAAGTTGAAGTTCCAGGAAATCCGCTAGCAGTAGCTAATACTAATGATGATAGTGCTGATGATGCTGGTAAGCTGAAATATTCTGCTACAAATCCCGTTGCCGAAGTTTACGGGTTCGATGCTACGAACAGTAGACTTACGTTTAAGTTAAGGGATTAATAGGAGGAAATCATGAACGATAATGAGTTAAAGAAAGCTGTTGCTTCCTTGATGACTGATAAGAATCAACGTGAAGCACTAGCAGAAATGATTATAGAATATGTTCAGCCTAATCATATAGCTACTGATTTTGTAGCTATGTTGATGAATACTAGATCATTGAATCCTGGAGATTCACTTGTAAAGAAATTGAGAAAAGGGCTTAGAGTACGGACATTAGTTCCAGGCACTATTCACCTATCCAATGAAATTACAGTTACGGATAGAATTAACTATGTACTTGACGGGGCAGACGTTAAAGTTACATGGAATGAGTGGGAACTTGAGAATGGTGAGATTGGTACTGTAGAATCAATCCGAGCAGAAATGCTTGCAAAACTACGAGATTATTATCAAAACAAAGTCTTTACCGCATTAACTACGGTATGGACAGCAGTTAATACTCCAAGCAATTTTATTGACTTGGGTACTGCGGTTACTGCTACTGCATTGGAAGATGCCATTGATCAGATTAACCAGACTACAGGAGGCGTTAAAGCAGTTGTGGGTGTCAAAAGTGCTATGACCCCTATCAGCAAATTTGGTGCTTTCTGGAACGATGGTAATACTGTAGGTACTGATGCACAGTGGTCTGGTGTTGATTCTCAACTGGAAATGGTAATGAGAGAAGGAAGACTAGGCACTTACTATGGTGCTCCTTTGGTACAATTACAGCAACAGTGGGATAACCCAGAAGATTATAACACTTTGCTACCCACCGATAAAATTCTTGTCATTGGCGAGAATGTTGGTGAATTTATCACTTACGGTGACGCAAAGCAGAAACAGTGGAGTGATCCACGACCTACTCCCCCACAGTGGTTCTTGGAAATCTATCAGCAATTTGGTCTGTTAGTTTGGAACGCTATGGGTATTTACGTTATTAAAGTTGCTTAAACTTTACTAATTTAAAACAGAATTAAGGGAGGAGTTTTAACTGCTCCTCCCTTTTTAAAATAAAAAGAAAGGAGACATTATTTATAATGGCTAAAGCTGGTTTAGACCCTCAAGTTTATTCTGCTATGCAGAATGATGAGCCTAAAAGAAGGTATATTAAAACAATTTTAGGAAAACTTTATGTTACAGTCCTAAATCCGTTTACTGGAGAACCAGAAGGTTTAATTGTTAAAGGTAATCCAAAAACAGAAAAAAATAAATGTGTTATAAATGTTTGGTCTGATGTTGAAGATGTATTTTTACGAAGGATGAATCAAAGACATTTTGAACAAGGTAATTTAATTGAATTTCGTGGAGAGATTGAAACTGTAGAAAGATTTAAAGCGGAATTCACAGACGAAGAACTTAACACTATTTTAAATAGTCCATTTTTAAAATTAAAATCAGAATTAGGAAAGATGGAAGTAGTTCCTCCTGTATTTAGATTATTAGAAATGGCTAATGAACAAGAGAAATCAGAAAAACTTATTTCAATGATTGAAGCTAGACTTTCTGAATTACAAGAAAATGAATATGGAATAGGAGAAGATGGCGACAACGACTCTTGATTATTTAATAATGCCACTTAGATTACATCTAGGGGATACAGATTCATCTGCGTATAGATATTTAGATGAATGGTTATTAACTGCGTTAGTATTATCTGTTAAGACTTTACAACGCTGGTGGAACTTTAGATACCTAGTGGCAGATGATGAAGATGTATATAGAAACCCCAATAGTATTATGGATTTTCAATTTGCAGAACCGCCTGTAATTCAAAGTTCAGATGAAAGACCTATTATTCTAATGGCTAGTATTATAATTAAAAATGGTTCTTTAGAAAATAGTGCTTGGAACGCATCTACTTGGAGAGATGCAGAAATTTATTATTCCAATATTGAAGGTGCAAAGCAAAGAGAATCCAGTATAAGTAGAGATATTAAAGAACTTGAAAGCATGTTGCGACCACCTGTTAAAAGATTAGCACATACAAAGAAAGGACATTTACCAGGGTATAAGGATAATCCTTACGATAGAAAAACTGGTAATTTATAAAACATGGAAAAAATAAGGGTATTAGCTATAGGAGATGGAGACACACCAACAGGATTTGCTAGAGTATTACATAATATTTTTAGTAGATTAATGAATAAAGGAACATATGAAATAGACCATTTAGCTGTTAATTATCATGGCGATCCTCATAATTGGTCTTGGAAAATGTTTCCAGCTAGATTAAAAGGAGATTTACTTGGTTACAATAGAATAGCAGATTTTAAAGACACTAATTATGATTTAATATTTATACTTAATGATCTTTGGGTTTTAGATACTTATCTAAAATTAATTAAAGATTATTTTAAAAACATACCAAAGATTGTAGTTTATTACCCCGTAGATTCAGAAAACTTGGATTCTAACTGGTTTCAAAATTTTGATATTGTTACAAAAAATGTAGCTTATACTCAATTTGGGTGGAATGAAACTTATAAAG